CAAACCGGGCTCATTGCCCGCGTCGTTCCATCCCAATCCCCGCCCCTCGTAGTAGTCGCGCAGATCTGCATAGCTCTCCGATGCCGTGTAGTTGCGCAGCCATGTGCCGTCTGCTTCGGTCCATTGGTCCTGGTTGCGCATGAGCCACTCGTAGCGCTCGCTCGGTCCGTTGAAGAAAGGCCTGCTAGTAGTTGCTTGCGCAGCTGCTTCCGTGGAGGGAGAGTTGATGGCGGAGACAGATGTCTCCACGAAGGAGGGCACCGTCACGAATGGGGTGCAGGGCTCCGGCAGGGAAAGGGGTGTGGTGTCCAAGGCTGGACCCAACTCGCGCAGGGCGGTGTCGATCTGCAGTTCGCGGCGCTTGACGGCCTGGGCCACGCGTTTTTCGCGAGCCATCTGAATGACCGGCTTGGGGAAGTAGTCGATGCGGTTGGCATCCCACTGGGCTTCGCAGACGAACTCACCGCCCAGCGTGTAAATCAACACATAGTTCGGGTTGTGAATGTCGTAGCGCACGCTAACTTCACGGCCATCGATATCGCGGCGCATCAGGTCTGGTGCCTGGTAGAACTGATTGAAGAACTGCACCTGACCGCGCTTGGCGGTGCGGATCACGCTCGGCATGAACAAGGTGCGCAGCTCGAGCTCCGAAGGCTTCTCCTGCAGAGCTGGGTCAAAGCAGGCGTCAAACGCTTCCATGGGCGTCGGGTGCTTGCCGTCTGTGCGCTTTGGTAGACCGCGATGGCGGTGCTGGGTGTTGTATTCGTGGACCATCACTTCGATGCCGTCCACAAACTGCTTCCAGGTCGGAGCCTTGGGAGTGAGCGCGATGACCTCTCCGGTCTGCTCCGAGCGCTTGATGGCGCGCTGCTCCTTGGCCAGGACTGCCGCCACCTTGCGGAATGTCCCTGCATCCACATCGCCCCCCTGAAAGCTCCCGAACTTGCGCGCAGCGTTGATGGCATGGGTCTGCCAACTGCGCTCAATGATTCCGTGACCTTGTGGTTTGCCGGGCAGGCCCAGGCGGTGATCGATGCCAAGGCGGGCACAGATGCCATCGATCGGGCAGTCCATGGCCTTGGCCGTTTCGCCAGCGCCGTTGTCACCATAAAGAATGGCCGGAATGCCGTATTGCCCCACTGCGTGGCGCAAGGCGTCGCCCACCGCAATCACGTTCTCGGACAGATTGACCGACCAGCCCACGATCAGGCGCGTGGCGGCATCCAGTACCACTGTCAGCTCAGGCGCGAAGGGTGCGCCGTGATCAGGGTGGCGAACCTTGGCTTTAAAGGTGTGGCCGTCGATCACGAACACATCGGCAAATGCCAGTGTGGATGTGTCGCGGCGTTTAAATGGCAGCTTGGTGTCGCGCTGTGCGCCGGTATGGCGCGACTTGATCAGAGCGACACTGGCTTCGGCAGACTGGCCCAGCTTGTCCAGAACGCGCCGGGCGCGGTGGTACAGCGTGCTCCATTCATCGAAGTCGCGGCCCAGCATGCGGGTGACTTCTTTGGCCGCGCCGCTCAGCTTGCGAAACCGGTGGTCCTTGCTATGGAACAGACCAAGCACTGCAGCGACATCGTCATCAATATGTGGGGTCGATTCAGACTGGGGAGCAGCGGGCAAGAGTCCAAACCAGCCGTTGCTGCGATGCATGCCTACCCAGCGCTCCAGCGAGCGGGCGCTGACCTCGCCACCGCGAGCGCGTTGGTTCGCTTGACGTGCAATGTTCTGAGCTTCGGCTCCAGCTTCGCCTGTGATGATGTGCGCGGCGAGCAACTGGCATGCTCGGCGCAGGCCATGCAGGGGCACCAGCTCAAGCACCAGGTTGACCAAGCGCACACGGGCGTCGGCCACATCTTTTTCTGCTTGGCTCGGCACACGGACGCTAGAACTGTGGACAGAGGTTGTGGGGGCAGGCGACACGAAGCTTCGCACTGCAGGTGTATCGACCACTGCGAGTGCCTTAGTGCCAGCAGCTTGAATTGCGTTGGTGACGATACCCAGGCGGGTCTCTTCAGGTAGAGCAGAGCAGTCGTATTCCATTCCACCGCCACCCTGGCGACCGGCGCGAGGGCGAGATGGAATAGCGAGTGAGTTAAGCCGATCACGCGCCCTGCGCTCCGATGTAGGCATGCCTGGCAGGCCCGCGATTTCTCGGGCAGTGAGCCATTTCATGCCTTGCGCTCCTTACCTGCTTTGTGGATGGTGCCGGTGCGAGAAACGGTGATCTTCACCGTGCGAGATTGCGCGCGGGTCCGCGGTGATTCGTAGCGCGATGGCCATATCTGAGCGGGTTGCAGGTTCAGAGCAGCAGCAACGATCTGCTCGGCAGCCCACCAGTGGGTAGTTAAGACACGCTGGAAGTGTGAGTAGCCATGTGCGTGTGCAAGTTGTCGAAGGCTAATACCTCTCTTTTCGAGTGCGGCCTTCACATCGGCAGGGTGCCAATCGGTGAGTGACTTACATTTTTGTGTGTCCATGGGCATGATCATAGACACATAAAAATGTGTTTGCAATCAGTTGGTGCACACAAATGTGAATTTCTTTGGTTTTGGAATGTGTTGCTGGTTGGGGTTTTTCTCGGTAAATGGCGCTACTTTTTCTTGTGTACATGCTTTAATGTGTCCATTGACACACTTAAATGTTTACAGCTTGAGCCCACATACCGCAATGGACCCAACTAGCACTGATCAGAGAGACGCATACGCCGTATCACTTGGCGAGCGCATACGTTCGTGCCGTTCAGGTATGACACGAGAGGAATTTGCATCTCAACTCGAATTGCACGTGAATACGGTTGGCAAGTTCGAGCGGGGACTGACAGTTCCGGATGCTTTCACCTTGCTTCGAATGGCAACTATTGGTGGGTGCTCGGCAGAGTGGCTTCTTACAGGGGACGTGAAGGCGTCAGGCGTGGAGTTCAGCGTTCATGCTGTCGAGCGCGGTGACTATGTGTTTGTGCCGCATTTCGATGTCGCCATGTCTGCAGGAAATGGTGCATTCTGTGAGGTTGAACATGTACTTGCGATGCGACCGTTCGATGTTCGATTCATTCGCAATGAACTAGGTATTTCACATAACGAATTGGCGCTTGTCTCGATAGTGGGCAATTCGATGGAGCCATATCTCAGGTCAAAGGACGTGGCTTTGCTGGATTTGCGCGCGCGTGATGTCTCCACCGAGGGAATTCACGGCATTCGTTTAGATGGCGCGTTGATGATCAAGCAACTGCAGCGTCTTCCTGGAAAATTGAGAGTGAGCAGTGCAAATACCGAGTACGCACCGTTTGATGTTGACGGTGCTGAAGAGCAAAGGGACTTCTCCGTATTGGGGAGGGTGCGCTGGGGAGGTGTAACCTTTGACTAGGTTAGGCATGTCGTTCACCTTCCATCAAATTGAGAGGGGTCGTTACGAAGTTCTTCTTATGGTTTAGACGCCTAACCTCAATTGCGAAAGCGTTTGCATCAAGATGAAAGTCCTGCCTAAGGTAGATTAAATAGCGATTGCAAGTTGTCCCTTGCTGGCTGTCATCTCAGCGCGTAATAGGCCAAACTGGCGATTTTTTATTGTGATAGATTAGGGATGATCAATGCATAGTGAAATAAATGAGCAGATTGCAGAAGATTCATGGTCTGCCCCGCCGGCAGGAACTCGTTGGCTTAGTTTGCAAAGTTGTCTAGTTGACTACATCGATGGTCTGGAGGCATCAGATGGAGCAGAGGGGGTAATATATGGTCTGCCGACTGGAATACAAGATTTAGATCAAATAACGGGAGGGTTTCGGGAATCTGATTTGATTGTTTTGGCTGGGCGTCCAGCAATGCTCAAGACTACATTGGCGATGAGCATTAGCAGTCACATCGCTAATGATCAAGGCCTTCCTGTAATGTATGTCAACCTTGCGGGCCAAACTGCTTCTCTCTCAATGCGTCTTCTTAGTAGTAAGAGCAACCAACCCACTAATAATATTAGAGATGGAAAATTAGATGAGGTAGGCTGGGAAAATCTGACTGCGGCGCTTGAAAGCCTTAAGGAAAGCGAGCTTCGCTTCCTTGAAGTCCAGTACCCGACGGTGGAGAAAATTTTAGAGGCTGCTCGCTCTTTTGCTCGAGAAACTGGAAAAGCTGCGCTGATCGTGGTTGACTACTTGCAGCTCGTGAATGGTACATATGGAGCGCGGTATGAAACGCGTTCCTCAGAACTGAGTTTTACGACACGTCAGTTGAAATATCTGGGGCAGGAGCTGCAATGCCCTGTCTTGGTGGTGTCGCAACTTAATCGTGCAGTGGAGGCCAGAACAGATAAGCGCCCCATCCTCTCTGATTTGCGAGACTGTGGTTCCATCGAGGATGATGCAGATTTAATTTTGTTCAACTATATGGACTCGTTTTATAGCAATAATAGTTTTGAGCCTAATGTGCTTGAAACTATCATTGCAAAAAACCGTCATGGGGTACGAGGAATTATTAAGCTAGATTACAACCCTGTCACTGGCCTATTGAGTAATAAAAGTTGATGTTTCCCGTGCTGAAAATTGGTTAGGTCCAGAGCCTGAATCAGCAATGATAAATGTGGTGCTTAGTGGAAATATCTATACTATTCGTCGAGTAGATCGAGAAACTTTTTAATACTCCGATTGGATATGTAAGGTTGCTTGATAGTCGGGGTGGTTGTGGTTGTTGAACCCTTATATCTTGGCGGTAGCAGAACCGTTGGCAGGATTGCGAATTATGGGAACTTTTACTGAGCGCGTGCAAGCAGGCCGTATTCCGGGGCCCCTCCGTAGTAGCTTTACACCTGCCCGTTGGAACAGTGCATTCAAAGCCACAGGAGCCCAGGATGAGCGTGACCAGCACATATACGAAGCAGCCTTGGTGATTCACTCAAAACTAGAGAGCATTCGATCACGGCTGAAGCTGTCTACATCGTCAAGTCTGTCTGCAACGACCAAATTGCGAGCGTGTGTTGCTGGCGCTAACCACAATTTCTTTGCCGTACGTACGAAGACTCATAGTGCATTTAAGGAGGCCTTAGATAAGTGGAATGCAACGGATTTAGATGGATTTTGGCCAGAGCAACTCGAAGCAGAAGTCAAGCTTAAACTATTGGGCGGATTTGAATGGTCGCCAAATGAGGTATTTGAAAGCATAGTAGATGGCATAGAAGTGCCAGTGCGCTTTGCCTTGCAGGGCAGTCCTAGCCTTGCGGGTAACCCTAGCATGAACCAAGTTGAATGGAGCGACATTGTCCTCGAACTTAATCTTGGTGTGATGTTCCGCCATGCTGAAGATGTTTGGGACGATTGTCTGTGGAACAGCTACAAGATGACCGTCGCTGATGACATGCGATTTTTTACACCACAAGAACCTGATGTTGTGAAAAGTTTCGTTGTTGGACATGCCAGACGCTTGTCGCTTGCTGTGGGAAGCATGGTTTCCCTAAAAAAATTTTACCGAGGTTGGATTGCTCGTGGACTAATGCCACGGCTGCGTGAAGTCATTGCCATTGAGCAGGTAGGAAAGAGGCAAGTACTAAAAGTCTCAAAGCGCCGTGAGCAAACATCGACTCAAGAAGATTTGTTCGTGATGCTCAGCTATGCGGGCGAACCATACTACGAGGAGCTGCTAGGAGAAGCTTCTCCTGCGGCTGGTGGATTAACTTTGTCGTCTGTACTGGATGCTTGGACGGTTATCTCACGCTCAGCGCTCGTTCTTGTTGAAAACCTTTCTAGTAAGGATGAGCAGATTGATCCTCTTAGGCCTGCACACACCTGGCTTCCAGAATACGCCCCAGTTCTGCAGGTGGACGCGCTGATTCAGGCACTTACATCAGCGGCGAATATCAAGCCTGCCGATGGAAAGCGTCTCATTGAATTCTTCACGTTTCGTGGCACGCCAGGACAAGAGATTTGGGCATCACCTTTAGTGCCTGTTGGAACAAAGACAGTCACGCCTGTATTTGCTGCTGTTGTTTCCCCAAACTTGCGGCGACTAGTTGATGTTTGGATGCGCCAACTTGGCATCGATCTTGGAAAGCGCGGGCCGGCATTCGAAGCTTATCTTAGAGAAAGCGTCGTCGAATCTATCTCGTCATCAAAGATTTTGGCTGGACATGCCGCATGCATTAATGAGAGTTACACGTTCAAGCCTTCTGGTGGTAAGGAAGAAGAGATCGATTTGCTGTTTGTGATTGGATCAACAGTATTTCTCGGTGAAGCTAAGTGCCTTCTTGAGCCTACGGAGGCAAAAGCAATCGCGATGCATCGCAGAACCGTGATTGGTGCAGCTGAGCAAGCAAATCGAAAGGCGCAGTCTCTGATAGACAATCGAGCCGAGTTTATTGAGGACATCAGGCGTTTTGGTGTGGTCTTATCTGAAGATTTTGCGGTGCTTAAGTTTGTTGTCGTCAGCGGCGCTACACACGTTGGTATTCCCGCAAACGGTGTTCCAGTCATTGACGAGTACATCCTTCAGAAGTTCTTGGAGGGCGAGCTTGAGGATTTTGCGGTTGCTGGCAACGACCTAGAGATTCAGAAACGGGTCAAAACGATCTTCTACACGGACTTGGCTGACGCACAGTTGATCGCATCAGAGTATTTCGCGAAGCCGCCACAGATCCAGCGATTGTTGAAAGGGATTGTGGCGAGGGCGGTGCCAATGCATGCGATTGACGATACGGATTGGACAGGTGTTGTAATGACCCTCGGTTGTGAACCCAGCCGTGGCGGCCTAGCAATCTAGAATGATTTGTCGACTGTCTGCTCCACTTTTTGGTGGGGTCTTATGTGATGAGCAAGCAGTTAGACACGGCTTCAGTGCATTGACGGTCGATCAAGCCACGTGATACCTTAACAACCTACTCTATCCCTCTAAGGCCAGCATTTGCGGGCCTTTTTTGTTTTCTCGTGCCCCACGAAAGTCGAGGGCATGGCAAACACACTCTCCCTCGGTAAAACGGTTCTGCGCTTTGGCATTCCACTTGTGCTGGGTGGCGGTGCGTATGTCACCTATATCTCGGGCTACGAGGATGGTCCTGCCAAGCGCGATGGCAGGCCGCAATTCAAGAATGTGGTCTACGCAGATGCACTGGCCGCAGGCTTGCCCACGGCCTGCCTGGGGCTGACCAAGACCGCCAGCCCGGTGCCTGTTGTGCTGGGCGACTACTGGTCCGATGAGCAATGCATGGCCCTGGGGAGTCAGGTGCTGGCCAAGGGGCAAGCCAAGGTGCTGGACTGCATCAAGGTACCAGTGTCCCAGCCCGTTCTGGATGCCTTTTCCAGCCATGGCCACAACAACGGTGAGCCGTCGACCTGCGCCAGTCGAGCCATGGGCCTGCTCAATGCGAAGCGCTACGAAGAAGCCTGCGATGCGCTGGCACACGCGCCAAGCGGCACGCCTGTCTGGAGCTATACCAAGACGGGCAAGCGCAATGCCAAGGGCGATTGGGAATACCGCTTTGTCCAGGGCCTCTACAACCGCCGTTTAAAAGAGCGCGTCGATTGTCTGCAAGGCGTTGCATTGCTCCGCGCCAACTACGACTTTGGCACCGGTACCTGGAAGGCGCAGCCATGAAGCGCTTTCTGGCATTCATCGCCCCTGGAGTGCTGGCGTTGGCTTTGCTGTTGTGCCTGGCGCTTGCTTTGGGCATGTGGCACTTCAAGGCCAAGTCTCAGGCAGTTGCCACCGAGCTGCAGCAGTTGCAGGCCAGCGTTACCACCCAGAACCGTATCGCGAAGGCCGAACTGGAGCGCCTGACAGTTGAGCGCAATGCTGCTCAAGCCAGGCTGGATCAGCTTTACCAACAGCAGGAAAAAACCGATGCCCAGGCAGTCCAAGAAATCGCTCGCCTTACTGGTGAGCTTGAGCAGCGCCCTGTGCGGGTGCGCATCGTCTCCCAGCTCGCTGCCAGTGGGGCAGGTGGTTGTAGCGCCGCAGGTGAGCAAGCCGCCAGCACCGGCCCTGGTGCAGCAGACGCAGCCGAGGCCTACGGGCTACTTCCAGCAGCAAATTCTGCGCGCCTTGCAGGAGTGATTCAGGAGATCGAAACCCTTAATGCGGCCTATGCGTCCTGCCGGTCGCTGCTGCTGCACCCATGACTCGCCACAAAAAACAGAGGAACCATGTCACTCGAAAAAGACGAACTGATGCTGCTGGGAAAGATCGACGGCAAGCTCGACGGCATTACCGCGCATCTCAATCGCCAGGACCAACGCATTCAAGAGCTGGACGAACGCGTGGATCAGCGCCTTAACTCCATTGATACCCGGCTGCGCGAAGTCGAGAAAAAGGCTGCAGTCGCGGGCGCGGTCTCAGGCGGTGCCGTGGCGGTAGGCACGGCGCTGATCGTTGAAGGCATCAAGACCTATTTTCGTGGCGGAGGCCTGGGCAACTAATGGCGCACGGCAAAGAAAAACGTACCCAGCTGCGCGGCCTGTATGTGTTTCAGCGCATGGCCATGGAAGCGGCCTGCAAGAAGCTCGGCGTGCCGCGCAGCACCGGCAATCGCTGGAAGCAGGAGGCGGCAGACAAGGGCGACGATTGGGAGACTGCCCGAGCTGCCGTGGCCATGGGCGATGAGAACTTCAAGAACCTCTCGGCCAAGCTGCTGGAGGACTACCTCATTCAGCACCAGGCCACCATGGATCTGCTGCGCGAGGCCAAGGACATGGGGCCGCGCGATCGCGCCGAGACCTTGGCCAGCATGAGCGACAGCTTCAACAAGACCATGTCCAGCTTCAAGCGCCTCAATCCCGAGCTGAACCGCCAGGCTGTCCAACTGGACATTCTTCAACGCTTTGCCGCGTTTGCCCAGCAGCGCTATCCGCAGCACTTGGCCGCGCTGGTCGAAATGCTGGAGCCATTTGGCGAAGAACTGTCCAAGGTGAAATAGCCATGGCCAAGAACAGCAAGGATTTTCTGGCGGGCCTGACAGC